TGATTGACTACCAAGAGTACCCTATCAGGGTCGCTGAGGTGGCTACAAAGGCACGTAGGTCTCTTGGAGTGGGTTTCATTGGTCTGGCCCATTACCTGGCTAAACTTGGTTATAACTATGACTCACAAGAGGCATGGGATGCTGTCCATGGTTTGTCAGAGTCTTTCCAGTACTACCTTCTCAAGTCTTCAAATGAAATTGCCAAAGAGAAGGGACACTGTGAGTACTTTGGTAGAACTAAGTACGCTGATGGGATCCTTCCTATCGACACGTACAAGAAGGATGTTGATGAGATTAGTTCACAGGAACTTGCACATGATTGGGAGAGTCTTAGAAAGTCAATTCTGGATCACGGATTGCGACACTCAACACTGTCTGCTCAGATGCCATCGGAGAGCAGTTCCGTTGTGTCAAACGCAACAAATGGAATCGAGCCACCTAGAGACTATCTGTCCATTAAAAAGAGTAAGAAAGGACCCCTTAAGCAGATTGTACCGTCTTATCAATCACTTAAAAACAATTACACATTACTCTGGGAAATGAAGAGCAATGTTGGATATATCAATGTTGTTTCAGTGATGCAAAAGTTCTTTGACCAAGCAATCAGTGGCAACTGGTCGTACAACCCAGAGAACTATCCTGACAATGAGGTCCCAGTATCGCAGATGGCAAATGATCTGTTGACTACATATAAGTATGGTTGGAAGACTTCTTACTATCAGAACACTTACGACATCAAGACTGATGAAGTAGTTGAGGAGAAGTCCGATTTGAACAATCTATTAGAAGAATTGAGCAAAGTAGAGGAGGGAGAGTGTGAGTCTTGCGCAGTTTAAGGTCTCATCAGTTAATGATGTTATGGTGAATAAGATTGAAGGGATGACAGTTTTTAATACTGAAGTCCATGATGCCAAAAAACAACCTATGTTTTTTGGCAAACCTCTAGGGGTTCAAAGATACGATTCTTATAAGTATCCTATCTTTGAGAGACTTACAACACAACAGTTGGGATACTTTTGGAGACCTGAAGAAGTATCCCTTCAAAAAGATAGGGCAGATTATCAAACTCTCAGGCCAGAACAAAAACACATCTATACTTCTAACTTGAAGTATCAGATCATGCTAGATTCAATTCAAGGTAGAGGACCAGGGATGGCATTTATCCCATATTGTTCTCTTCCTGAGTTGGAAGCATGTATGGAAGTATGGGGATTTATGGAGATGATCCATAGTCGTTCATACACATATATCATTAAAAACATCTATCCAGATCCATCAGATATTTTTGATCACATCATTACTGATGACAGGATTCTTGAGCGTGCAAAGAGTGTAACTGAGTCATACGATGACTTCATTAATACCGCACAACAATGGGGTACGGGTAATCAATGGAAGGAAGACTTCCGTGATACGTATACATCACAACAAGATATTAAAGATGTCAAAAGAAAACTCTTCCGAGCCGTTGCAAACGTCAACATCTTGGAAGGAATTAGGTTCTATGTCTCCTTTGCATGTTCGTTTGCATTTGGCGAACTTAAGCTCATGGAAGGATCGGCTAAAATCATTAGCCTTATTGCCAGAGACGAAAACCAACATCTAGCAATCACACAAAACATTTTAAACAAATGGGCAGCAGGTGATGATCCTGATATGAAACAGATCATGAAGGAAGAAGAGGAATGGTTATATGCAATGTTCGATAAGGCTGTGAATGAGGAGAAGAGATGGGCTGACTACCTCTTCAAAGACGGATCTATGATTGGCTTGAATGATACTCTCCTCAAGAAGTATGTTGAATGGGTTGCAAATCGTAGAATGAAGGCCATTGGTCTCAAACCAGTTTATGATGTTGCAGCCAAGAATAACCCACTTCCATGGACACAACACTGGATTTCTTCTAAGGGTCTTCAGGTTGCACCACAAGAGACGGAGGTAGAGAGCTATGTGGTTGGTGGTATCAAACAAGATGTTAAAAAAGATACATTCTCTGGATTCAAACTCTGATAAAGAGTTTGGTGACTGGAATGATTATGTTCTAGGTCTTTTCATTCAATACACCAGAGACAAACAAGCCAAAAAAATCGATGACTACATATTTCAGGACTATGAAGAAGACTGAGTGTGTGACTACGAAAACCCCTGGATTTATGAAGGTAAACCCTTTACCTCTGATTTTATTGGGGACAACTTTGGCTTTGTTTATCTCATTACCAATAACGTCAACAACCGATGTTACATTGGTAGAAAGTATTTTTGGTCGTTTCGAAAACCAAAAGGAAAAAGTAGAAAAGTAAAACAAGAATCTGACTGGAAAAAATATTATGGGTCTTGTCCTGAATTAAAAGAGGACGTGACTCTTCTTGGTAAGGATAAATTTTCTCGTAGTATTCTGTCACTACATAGTACAAAGGGAAAGGTTAATTTTGAGGAGACCAGACAATTGTTCCTCAATGAAGTCCTGTCTCGGCGGTTGACAGACGAGACACCCTTGTATTACAATTCCAACATCCTCGGACGGTACTACCGTAAGGATTATTTTAATGTTTAGAAAAACTTCATTTATGACTAACAAATTTTTTACTTCAAGTCTTCTCGCATCTGCATTGTTCGTAAGTACAGCATGTGTTGCATCAACAATTGAAGATGAGTTGACCGAAGTAACAAGTCAAGAACAAGTAGATGTGAGTGAGAATGAGGAGACTGCAATTCCCATCAAAGTTGTAGAGAAGAAGTGGGACTGTCCTGATTGTACTCCAAACGAAAAGTATGTTCTTGCAAAACTTCAAGACTATACTAATATCAAAGATCGTAACGCACTGGCAACGATCATGGGAAATATCAAATCAGAGTCTAACTTTCATCCAGACATTTGTGAGGGAGGTGCTCGTGTACCTTATGAACGATGTCATAGTGGTGGTTATGGTTTGATTCAATGGACATCTATTAGTCGATATCGTGGTCTTGGTAACTTTGCCGTTAAATATGATTGTAACCCAAGTGAATTAGATTGTCAGGTTCGCTGGATGGTTAATGAACCACAGTTTCAAAAGGTACTTCCTGAGTTCGAAGGAAGTGGTCAAACGATCAGACAACTTATGGTACCATCATACTATTGGTTGGGTTGGGGTATTAAAGGTTACCGTGAACAGTATGCATATGACTACAGCAAGAAAATGGTCTTGGTATGATTAAAACGATAAAGTCCAAACTCAAGTCAATCTATAATATCTTTATTCCTAAGAGTGAAGATGTAATTAAAAAGGTTGTAAAGAAGGTTGTGAGACCTCTCACACCCTTCAGGTCTGTTCCCGCACCAGTCATTCTTCCTGAGGATCCGTGGTTCGGAAAACCAGTCCTTACCCAAAAGGCCCTTGACAAACAGAGAGAGATCGACCATAATAAGAAGGTCGAGAGGGAGACCACCCACCAGGTTGAGTCACCAAACATCCATCAAGAGATGTATGAGATGGCAACTAAGAACTGGACCACTGTCAAAGAGACACAAGGAGGTTCTGAGAACTTCCATGAAGGTCCAAATGGATGGAACTCTGGAACTGGTATCAATCAGTTCCGTTGACTGCTGTAACCCCCTTGGTAGTTCAGGGTTAGAGGCGATAGGAACTACCACTTGACTCGTTAGCTCAGCTGGATAGAGCAACTGCCTTCTAAGCAGTCGGTCGTAGGTTCGAATCCTACACGAGTCGTCAGGAACTTGAGACGTTCCAACCAAAGGTGCCTAGCGGTTCGGATATACCGAAACCCTGCAGTTAGGAATCAGCCCCCTTTGGATATTCAGGGAGGACCCCTGTCTTACTCCATTATCAAACTGTCAGAATGTTGGGTTACATACCCCATAGCAAGCATTCGGATAAGTGTAATGTATGCCTCCGTAGCTCAGTGGTAGAGCAGGGCTTTTGTAAAGCTCAGGTCGCAGGTTCAAATCCTGTCAGGGGCTCCAGGGGAATTAGCTCAGTTGGTAGAGCACCTGCTTTGCAAGCAGGCTGTCAGGAGTTCGAGTCTCCTATTCTCCATTCCCGAAAGGGAATACACACCATATTCTTATGTCTTTAAATTTTTCAGATCTTATCTACGTTGTTGATGATACTCTAACCCCAGAGTTTTGTGAACATGTTATAAAAAAATTTGAAAGTGACGATCAAAAGTCTGATGGTTGTATAGGTAGTATTGGTGGTCCAACAGTTGATAAATCTGTCAAAGATTCAATGGACCTCAATATTTCACATTATGAGAATTGGTCAGAAGAGGATAGTGTATTTTTTGATTGCTTAAATAAACAATTATTTGATTATATTAATAGAGAAATTCTTAGTTCAAATAATATTAATCTTCGTTCTCGTTTTTCTAATTTAGATGATACTGGATATCAAATTCAAAGAACGACCCCTGGTGGAGGTTACATTTGGCACACTGATTCAATGTTAGGTTATCATAGAATGAGAGTTCTTACTTTCATTTGGTATCTTAACGACATTGAAGAAGATGGTTACACTGAATTCATGGATGGTACTAAAGTACAACCAAAAACTGGTAGATTTTGTTTATTTCCAGCAACTTGGGAATATTTTCACAGGGGTTATCCTCCCAAAAGTCAGACTAAGTATATTTGTACAGGATGGCTTCATAAATAATCATGAAACCAGTTGATATCCTTTTACTCATTGGAGAACTTGAGGGGTGTTACGCACACACTAAAAGACTTGGTTTTATAGAAGATAACCAGATTCTTGAAGAAATGAAGAAGAGGTACTATCAACTCT